TAGTTGGTACTTCTATGCTAATTGTTGTGTCACCAACACTATGAGCAGCAGTAGCAGCAACATCCATATCGTGTGCAGCAACTACAACAGTACCGTCAACAATCTTTCCGGCTGTGGCAAGTGCCGTTCCGTCATCCCTTGCATAATAGAACACTCTGCCGTCTGGGGTAGTTGCTCTTGTTCCTAACTTCTGCTTTTGTCCAGAAGTTTCTACTTTTTCCATTCCATAAGACAAATTAACTGTTTGCGGAAAAGACATATCTAACCTCCTTAAAGGTTACTTATTACAGGGCTTACCCCTGCGATCAACCGTTATTTTTTAGAGGAAGAAGAGCCACGGTCAATCGTTACAGCTTCTTCTTTACCTTTTCTTTCTACACACCATATACAATTACAATGTTCATTAGGGGGATACGGAAAGAATCCTATCTTTGATTTTTTAATTACATAATCTGGGTTTCCCGGAACCCCCCGAACTTCTGTGCCATAAGGATGAACAACTTCTCCTTCTGCATTTAAGCCATCAGCATGTCTGTATAAGACTGTCTTTGGCTGCCATGTATCCAGATACTCCCAAGAATAGCCAATTCCAGTCAGCTCTTCTCTCATGCTTTTTCTATCCCTAAAGCTAACCATATTTTATACCTTAACTTGTCGCAGGAGCAGAAGCATCATAAGTAAGAGGTGCTCCTCGACTATCGTCTAGCTCAAAAACCCCGTAATCGGCGGTCATCACCACTTCAGTAGCCCTAAGAGAAACATCTCTCTGCCTCTCTGTTCTAGTATCTACTGAGTTAAGAACTACCAATGCGTCTTTAGCAGCTATGACACCAATAGCATCATCACTACTATCTATTGAAAGGTTTCCGTCTTCAAAGATTGGTACTCCATTAAGTGGTCGGAGCCCACTAAAGAAGTTGCCAAGCAAATCAGAAGACCATCCAGCAGGAACTGGATATGTAGTAGATGCTGTTACAGCAGTAGCAGCTATCTGATATACAGCATTAGGGTGCTGAAGGATATATACCTGAGAACCAAACTTATTAGCTTTAGTGTAGGCAATCGCACCAGCAATCTTAGCCAGCGTTACTGCTCCACCAGCAGCTCCAAGAGTTGTTCCTCCATTCAATCCAGAATACAGAGCATGTACATCTGTATCTTTCTTTCGGGCCATTCCATCACCGAGCTGTCGCCCTATGATAGAGAAGACATTCTGAGCCATCTGTCTTACTAGCTTATCCGTAAGAATAATTTTAGCTCCAACCTCACTAGCTGTGAGATCTACAGTAGTCATCCCAATCTCTTCTTCATCTATGATGTCTTGTCCATCGACAAGATCACTCATAGACATCTGACCAACTTTAGGAACTGTCACTGTTGACGATCCCTTTGGCAGATTCATGGACTCTATCAGTGCCATAGCTGGAGCATTGTGCTCCTCTGTATATCTAGCAGTGGCAATAATAGTCTTCTGTGCTTTCTCAAGGTTTCCTGTTGTTGCAGTTTGAGCCATTACGCCCCCCTATATTCCTAGTAACTTTGCTGCTGCAGCAGTTGCTGCATCAGATCTATCCCCTGCTAGATATGCGTCTAGCAATCTATCATCGTTTGTCGCAGCAGCAGGGCTAGGAGTATTAGTGTCAAACGATTGCTGTGGAGCTAATCGTGACTTTAATTCTGCTATCTCTTTTCTCTGCGACTCCATAGTAGATATAGTTTTAGCCATGTCTTCCATTTCTTTAGGATTTCTGGCTTGTTCTAAACTACCAAGAGTTTCAAGACCTAAATTATATTTCTTAGCGAAATGTATTGAAGCATTTCGCTTTCCTCTTTCTACGTCTACTTGCTGTTGAGCATTTCTTTGTTGTTGTATCTGGTTGACTCGCCCCTCAAGATGACCCATAGTTTGCTGTTTTGCTTCACTATCGGAATACCCCTCTCGTAAAAGTTTCTGCTCCATTTGAAGAGCTTCTTGTTCAAGATTGGAAATAATCTTGTCACGTTCTTGGATCGCCTCATATTCTCTTCTTTGGCGAGCAACTTCATCTTGTTGTTGTTGAAGAGTTGGGTCGGCGTTGGGAACAGGGGTAACGGGATCATCAGTTGGGGGAGACAGAGTAGTCTCAGGTGTGGTTGGAGCCGGAGGAAAGTCGGAAGCCACATCTGAAACTGGCTCTGCCTCCGTATCTGTCGGTCCATATTCTGTATATGTACTACCAATAGCACCTTCTGCTTGTTGCTCTTCTGGCTCTACTGGTATATCAGAATTGGTTGTCATAAGGTCTCCATGTATTTGAATTTAAACTCAATACTAACATATATTATATATTTCCTTACTGGCTGTCCAATATATTGGACCACTTACCTCTGTTTCTTAAGAAGTCAACTCTTGCTTCTTCTGCACGCTGCCATCTTTCGACAGTATTTCTGGACATAACAGTCTCGTATCCTTTAGGGTGTCGAGTATTAGATGTATTTCTAATAATAAAGTCTTTATATTGATTATAAGAATCTCCATTCGGAAGAGTCTTCTTATAGAAATTACGTTGTAATGCTTGTAGTCTTTCATAATCAAAAGCACCAGAATCTGGATCAGTTGCTTTATCATATAAGTTATACCATTCCGATAATATAAATTTCTTAGGGTCGTTCTTATCAAAAGTTTGATCGTCTTGGTACATACCAAACTGTTTATTTAATGATGCTTTCTGAGTAGCATGCTGTTCTTGAAGATCACTAAATTCTTGCCTAAGTACTTGTGCCCCACGCACTAAAAATCTAGGATACTTTCTAGGATTCATAAACTGTTTTAACAGTGCTTCTTCCCTCGAGAATCTTTCTTCGTCTAATTGCTTTATTGCTAACCAGTATTGGGCATCTTTATCTCCTTGCTTTACTTTCTCAAGAAGCATAGGGTCTAGCTCGTCTGAGAGGTATTCTCTTAATATTCTTCTCTCAAATGGTTCCATGTCTTCATAATCAATACCTACATGTTCCTGTGCGTATCCCCGTAGCATTTGGAATGATCCTTGTGGATATGCTCTGCCCCCAACGAATTCAACAAGTCCCTTTATAGCTCTCTGTTGAGGGTTACCACCTTCAAGAACTACGGCCTGTGCCCATATAGGCATCGTCTTTGGAGCTATTTCTTCTTTAGTAAAGTTTATTATGTGGCCCTTTATATCCCAAGGAGATCCACCGTATACAGGGTCTCCCATATAAGTTCTTCCTGAAAGGATATCAATCGCAGATCCTACAACTGGAGATGCGTTACCTCTTACGAATCGTATACCGGGATTGTCCATGCTAAGAGTAAATAGATCTATAGGATCATCTCCTGATCCAGTAGCATAGATTCCTCCTCCAAGCTTGATGAGAGATCTTACTTTAGATCCAACTCCAATATTAGTTCCACCTACATTCCAAGTCATAAACATAGGGCTAGTGGGATTAAAGTGTTCTGCTACCTCTTCTGGATCTTCTCCTTTCGCAAAAGATATAGCAACAGCCATTGCCATAATACTTCCTATACCAGCAGCCAGTGTCTTTCTGGCTTCATTCCCTCTTATATTTCCACTAAAGACATCTCCTAACATTGCTGCTATAGCCCTGTTATATCTTGGAGCGAGCAAAGCTAGAGTTTCTAATTGTCTTTGTTTTGTAGAAACACCCAGCCTAGCTGGATTAGCAAGCCCTCTAAACTCATTAATAAAGTCATCTATCTGCTGTACGTCTGCATGATGAGAATATCGCCCTTCAAATGCCTTTGCCATTTCGATACCAGCTACATCTAATGCTGTTTCAAATCCTGACTGTGCCCTCTTTAGAAGTCCTACATATGTCCTTCCTGCCTGTGGAAGACCGGGTACTCTCTCTAATACTTCTTTTGAAACTCTTATTGGTTTAGTTCTTACAAATCCAGCATTAGCCATTAACCTAGTAAATTCAGTAAACTCTGTTCCTCCAGTAGATATCATCATGCCGGGATGTTTTGATAAAAGCTCCCTATGGTTATGTATATAGTTCTGATGGAATGTTGGGTCTACAAATGCAGAGACAAATCCCTTCATAGCTTTAGCCATAAATAGTGGATTCCTAACTGTCTGTCCCCATAAGAACAAAAGCTGTATTCCGAATGCTGACATGTCACCAGCTAATTGGAAGAACCTAAACATAGAGTTAGCAGTATTAATAGAATTTAAAGCCTCACTAAACTCCCTGTTGTCTACCATTGCCTGACCAATAGCTCTCTGAACATCTATGCCACGCATCTTAGATCCGTCAGGTTTTCTTAAACTTAAAGGCTGATCCTTAGTAAAGAATTTACCGGCAAAGGCAGGAACCTGTTGACCCAAGCTACCTTCAAATAATTTTGGTTGTTCTAGTCTAAGATTTGAAATCTCAAGATCTATTTCTGCCTTCTCAGCTTTTAATGAATCGACAAGACCTCCACGATAATAAGTAGTTTGCTTTCCACCTGAAGTAGTTCCTATAACAGGCTTGCCTCTAACAAGTTCTAGTATTTCATCTAATGCTCCAACCCTATCAGCTACAAGAATACTGGTAGCTGATTTACTCCATGTGTACTCAAAGGTTCCATAGGCTTTATAGTTTGCATAGGCTTCAGCAACCATATGCTTTTGAAATCCTAGATCTCCTCTCATTTTATTTAATCTCTGATATAACTCTGAAGGTACTTGCATGCCAGCTTCTGTTATATCATCAATTTGCTGCTCTAATTCTTGAACTCTTCGGAAGAGAGCCTTAATCATTCCTTTCTGCGGTACAAATGTACTAGGTTGGTCTTCTGCAATACGTCCAGCTTTTATAAGTTGCTCTAGTGATATTGCAGCAGTATCACCAAGCATACCCTCTATCTCAGGTAGCATATTCTCAATAGACTTGCGAGCCTGTGCTGTTATTTGGCCACCACGTTTAGCTCTCTGTATTTCTTCTATTAGTGTTTTTGCAGCAGCTAATCGTTTACCAGCCAATCCTCTGCTTTGTATTAATTCTTCAGGAGCACCAGTTGTTCTGGTAGAAACTACATTGTTAACAATATGGTCAACTGCTCTCTTGTCAGCTACTCTTCTATAGGCAGCCTGTAGGTTCATTAATAGTGCTTCATCATCATCAAGATATCTATATCCAGCTTCTATAGCTTCTTCGGCAGTCTCAAAATATCTTTCCTTTTCTTGAGCAGATCTTGTTCCGGGTCTGCCCGGCCCGGCTACAACTCCGATATCTACATACTCACCATCAACAAATACACGACCCATTAATCTACGACCAGCGTAATGTCCACCTTCTGTTACAGCGAGTTCATTAATGTCTATACCTTCTGCTCTAAACATTGCCAGTTTTGCATCTTCAATAGCATTAGCAATTTGAACCCATTCTTTCTGAGCTTCACTTAAAGAAGATTCATATTCTGAATAGTTAGAACGTATATCATTTACGTTCTTACCTCTAAGTGGACCTTCTGCAATTCTTCCTGTATCGTCTAGTTCGCCAAAGACTTTACGTTGAGAACCCAGCCTAGATAATCTTGTGAAAGCAATTTCTGCTTTCTGTTTACCCTCTTCTTTAAGCATGGCATGTGCAATTAATGATTTAGATAGTGGATCATTTGCTGCACTGGCAGGATTTAATCTACTAATAATATGTTTAAGGCCCGGAGTCTGAGCTAATCTCCGATAGTTATTAACAATAAAGTTAGCACTAATAACATTCTCTATATTCTGTAACGAAGATAAAGATTCAATGGGAGGAGTAACTTGCCCTGCTTCATCTATTCCTTTAGGCGGTGTCCCTTCGTCATCGACAATCTTATACAGTCGGTCCTGTGGCATAACTGACCACAATCCATCTTCATCAACTTCTACATAAGGACCAATAGGGTCATAAAGAAATTTCGGACCCTTTACATAACCGGGAGTTCGTGTCCCTGTTACTCTAGTAAGTTCTCTTTCTATTCTGGCTTTATTAGGAATCCCTTGAGGTCGCCTGTCTGAAGGATGAACAAACTTACTTTGACCCCTATTATAAAATTCAGCTTTCCTTGAAAGTTTTTTCCAAGCAGTTGAAGATTTTGATTGAGACTCTTTTACTATAGCTCCATATATATTATCTACAGAAGACTTTGGATGTTTAGCTAAGTATTTTAATATGTAATTACCAAGGAAGGTAGGTTTTCCTGCTTCTCTGTATGCTTTAGGATCAATAACTTGTGGCTTGGGAGGATCTAAAGAATCAACAGCTCTCTTCTGATGCCAGCTAAGTTTTGCATCATGGCTAGGCAGATTAATGATAGTAGGGTCTGTGGCTTCTATACTTGGTCTAGGTCTATCTTCATGTCTTAGATAAGATTCAACATCTTTTTTATGAATACGATATTCGGTCCTCACTCTTCCAGTGCTACCAGTGATGCGTGTTTTAGTTACATATCCTGCCTTTAACAATTGAACCTTTGTAAGATTATGTTTTTCTAATAGCTTCCCTACCGACCTAACTGCTCTTACTCTTTTCCTAATAACTTCATCGGGCTCAAGGGCTAACCTATCAACAGTAGTATGATACTTTCTATATAACCTATCAGGATCTTCTGGAATCCTGACAGTCTTATTCTTATTACCAAAGAAAGCATTGGCTGTAGCTTCTTCATGTTCAAGAACATTATTCTTAATCTTTCTATTAGATGGAGTTACAGGTCGAGCCAGATCATCGAACATTGCCTTTAACTCAGGACTTAGGTTCTCTTCAAGTTCTGTACCTCTAATAGACCTGTATGTTTTAATAAGCCAATCTTTAAATACTTCAAATACATTTTTAAGTTCTCTAGTCTTGGCATATCCAGTAGTGACATATAGTTCAAAGGCATCAGCAAATGCCTCTTCCCCTTCTCTAGTCCAGATATTTTTATTATCTAAAGCGTTAAATACCTCTGGCCCCATTGAAAACTCACCAGCAACTTTTAATTGCTCGTTAGTTAAGTTTCTTCTTAGTACATGACCGTACTCATGTATGGCAGTTCTAAAGTCAGCAGACTTAGTAAGGCTTACAAGGTAAGTACCATCACTAAATATATCTGTAAATCCTAATATCCTACCGCCTATTGGTAGTTCGTCTGTAGTTTGGTACAGTCTCATATATCCAACACGGATAGCTTCTCCTAATGTAGTAGGAGCATGGGGGAATTTACTATTTGGTTTACCTTTTAAACCTAGTTCTGGAATGTAATTACCCTGATCGTCAACAATACTTTTATTAAGATCAATAGAATGTATCCATCTACCCTTATCTGTCTCTCCAAAAGATAATTTTGCCAGTGGATTCATACCAAGATGATCTATTAAGTCGCTTTTACTGGATATAGTTCCACTCTCAAGGGCAACATCTAATGCAGCATCTAGAATTGTTTCTAAAATATCTTCTTGACTTGAACTGTATCGGACATTATGCGTAGCCAATCCTGCTAATTCAAGATGGTTTTTAACAGAATGGCTAAATCCTTGACGTATCTCTATATCACCATTTTCCATCATAAGTTGAATAGGTCTAGATGGTCCACTTTCATAATTGTTTAATACTTTAGGAGGAACTAATCCTAAATGTGCGTAACGTCCAGTCTCTAATTCTGTTCTTATAAGGCCAATAGATGTCGCATCCTCTGATAATTCAGAAATAGTTTCTTGATCTAAAGCAGATATAGCATCATTTAGAAGACCTGATCTGGCATCATCGGCTGTAGCAAAACCCTCATCAAGTTTATCTATTACAGATTGAGCTGTAACATTATCAAATACATTAAGTAATGCTCGACCCATATCGTTATCTTCAACATCTAACTTGTAAGGAATATCATCAAGATTATCAATGGCTCTCTGAAGAAATTTTGCTGCCTGTGTGTCAGCTTCTTGATCGCTGAAAACATAAGAACCTAATCTATATCCAAAGCTTTCATATATATCACCGGGCTCATCACCATAGCCCAACATCCAAGAAAGCTTTTCAATTCTTTCGTGAATTGGACCCTCACCTCTTAAATCAAAATAGGCATTTGTGGGAGGTTTATTAAGACCAATAATTTGTAGTTGTTCATCAGTAAACCCAAAAGGATTTATAAGCTCTTCTGGGGTAACTTCCATAACACCAGTAGGTTTCCATTTTGCTCCTATAAGTATTTTTGCATGTTCATTTTTTAGACTAGAATGTCCAGACATCCTTAAAATATCTCCGACAATCTTCTGGGCCCCTTTAATAAGTGTTCCTGTATTTTTAGGTTTCCCAAAATCTAATATGCCTTGAGCCTCATTTTCAATATCCTCTATTAGCTGGTTAGCTCTTGTTGATCCCATAGGAGGATCATCTACAAGAAGTTCATCGAGTGCGAATCCCATCTCTCTAGTATTACTATCATCTAAAATAGTGTCGAACTTAGTTATAGATTTACCGCCATGTCTTTTAGCAATAGCATCGTATAATAAAGAATTTACCCTTTTGCCAGCTTGCCCTAATGCATCTTGTGATGCATCAATTTCTCCTCGAATATCAGGGGTCATCTTTACCCCTCGTCTTTCCATCTCATTTGCAAGTCCGGCTACCCTTTCAGTTTCAGCTTCTAGTGCCACTTCGGTACGCACATCATCAATACGAACTTCTTCTATAGGAGTTTGGCGTTCCAACCTCATTCCCATAGATTCCAGTTGGGGGTCAGCTTCAACTCCAGCTCTAAAATCTTCAGGGATTTCTCTTATAGGCATGCCGTCTATAGTTGGTTCTTTAGGGCTCTTTTTCCATGAATTTACTCCCTCGTCTACAGCCCTTCTAACAGCTTTTATCGAGTTCTGTATTCGTGTTGGTAGTATCTGTGCTCTAAATTCTCCGACGGCTTCGCCGTATCTAGTGCCAGAATATTTAAGGGCAGCATCCCCATAGCTTTGCATCACACCGCCAGCACTATCTATTGTGATATAGGACTTGCCAGACATAGCTCCATGAACAAAACCTTCTCTTAAGATAGGCATATGCCACCCTTTATCAAATATAAGATTAGGGGGAAGGGGAGCATTATTATGTATTGTGTCTTTATGCATACTATCTAGCATAGACCATAGTGTATATACGGCATCATCTTCAGAAGCTAATGTATCTGCTATAACATTCTCACCAGACGCTAATTTTGGGCCATCATAAATATCCCAGACTGTATCATCGCCAAGTTGTCTGGGAATAATTTGGAATCCAGATTCTCCATTTAATAATTGTTCTTTAGACCAACGTATATCTCTTGGTAAAATCTCTCTGGGACGACCTTCTATGATAACTTCAAGCATTTCATCAATTACTTTTGGATCAATATCAATATTTGATACATCACCCCAAGGCATAGTTTCTTTCGGAAAAGAAATTCCTATCAAAGGAAATTTAGCTTGCGAAGGATGATCTATAACATTAACTGTTAATGCCCCACTACGTTGACTTAACATCTCTAACTTACCTAACATTGTTTCAAATGGAGCAGTGTCTACTCCTCTTTGCATAGCAGAATTATTAAGGGGAGTAATAGTTATATCCCCTCCATTCACTTGAAAATTCCACTTAGCTCCACCCATACCAGTCCACGTTAAAGATCTGCCCGGCAAGGTATCTCCTGACTTAAAGTCAACGGACATTTTCTTTTTAAATGCATCCTTACCAATATCCGTATCTAATACATCAGTCTGTATCTCTAATATTTCCATAGTGTTTTTAGGAACACCATCTTCATATATAACATTAGATTGGTACCTTGCAGTCATAAATATATTATTTCTATCTGTTATAGGTACTTTTGTTTTGCCTGTAATAGTAGGTGTCATTACTTCTTCAGGAATAAACTTATAGAAATCAGTTATCTCTTCTGCTTCACTTAATGTACTTGCAGGGTCTCTACTAACTATTGTTAATTGCTCAGAGTAATGTCCTTTAAATGTAGAGAATAAACTTTGTAATCCTTCTATATCTTCATCTTCTACCATATCTTCAGTTAAGTCCCTGAAAGGATGAAACATATGTTTAATAGTACTGTCGTCAGGAAGATTAGCTATATCAATTTGTGTTAGTAAAACAGTATTATTACCAAGATTAGGACCAGCAGTAACTGCTCCGTACTCAGGACTTCCAAAGTGGTCATTCCCTTTCCACATAACTAATTTCATTCGGCTCTTTTCTACAAACTCTCTTAACTCAGTCATCTTAATTCTGTTTTGAGGTTTGTAGTTAGTTGTTAACCAGTCTTCAAGTCCAATCCATTTCATCTCTTCAAGACTTACATTTAATCCTGAATACTCTCCGAACAGATCATTAATGGGTAATTCAGCTCCTCGTCCCCCCTGTCCTCTTTTTCCTCGAGGTACAAAAAGAGTTTTAATAAGACTGTTACCGGAAGTATCCCTACTCCCCACCTTAAAGGTTTTATCTTTAGGGTTATAGCCTCCAAAGTTATCAGGAAACCTACTACCAATCGATTCTGAATAGTTATCAACAAAGTCTAGAAATTCTTCAGTAGTCTGCCTAACTCTTCTATCTATATCAGCATTAATAGGACTAATCTTAAAGTAAGTAGATTGATTAGAATGTTTATTTGTAGCCTCTATAGCAAAACTACCGGGACTCTTAGGATCTATATCGGGAATAACCCTGACAGCAGTGTTCTCAAATAACAGATTAGGATTACCTTTTGCTGCTCCGGCATTAGTCCACATATTCATAGTTAGTTCTACCATATCTTCAGGAATGCCTTGATCCTGAAATATTTTTCTTTTATTAACCATATCTGGAGTAATAGTCGAAATATCCAAATCAGGTTCTTTGGCAACCCAGTTATATAGTGCCCTATAGTTAGATTTAAATAATGATCTTCCTGCCGGACCCGATGTTAATGATTTAAATATAACTCCTGCATATACATCAGGGGCTCCAAACAAAGCTGTGAATGGAGGAAATGCAAAGGTAACTGCATTTAATGCTCCTTCCCACCCGTCTGTTTTCATCATGCCATAGTTTTCTTGAGCTTCTATAGCTATAGCAGATTGTCCAAGAGTTCCAAGAGCAGCAACTAATTCTCCCCCACCTTTCAATGCCATCTCTGGAACGCTGGTTGGAACAGCCCCATCTAAGACACTCTTCTGAACCATACCTATAAATTCAGAATTTGTATAAACTTCATTGGTATTGCTATCTAAATTATTTTCTCTTATATATTTATCTGTCTCAAAACCACTATCATCAATATTAATAGGATCTGGAATAACAGTAATATTTTTAGGAGCACCCGAAACCTTGCTCCATTGCTCTACCTTATTGCCACTATATTTTTTAATAGGTCTTCCGGTCTTATCTTCTCCATCTAATATAAAGTGGTCGCTTGAAGATATTTTACGATAGCCACGATCATATAGAGCTTGAGCCTGTTTATTAGCTTCTGACATATTATCTAAGATAACTTCTACTGTATCAGCTTGACTATATACAGGAGATGTCGGCGATGCTCGTCCGTATTTTTCAAACCAATATGAAAGATCTGAACCAGATAGAGACATAGGTTCTGTAATGTTTTCTGATATTCCTATGTCAGACAAAATAGTATTAGTGATATTCTGCTGTCTTGGAGATAAAGGAGTATTAACTCCTGATCCACCCTTGAGCTTATCAGTTACAAAACTAAACGCTCTATCTATAGGGGTCTGAAGAGAATCAAGTTGTCTTTCAAAAGGGCTTCCGATATCCGGCTCAATTGCATAGCCGATTGCAGAAATAGCCGTGTCAGTTCCCGGCATAGCAAAAGAAGCCCACTCAGACTGACTAGCGTCAGAGAGCATGTTGGCGATTCTTTCACGCAATCCTATGTCTTGTCCCATTAGAAGTATATCTGTCGGGTTCTAGGATTAAACATAGACTCAAAATCTCCTCTCATTTGAGGAGACAAGGATGTATATTGATCTGTCCAGTCATAGTTCTGGAGATATCCAGCCCAAGTATTTTCTCCCTCTGCAGTAGAAGGAATAGTGCCACCACGCAACTGAGTACCAAGAGAACCCAGATACTGGTTATATATATTCTGGAACTGATTCTGGTAATACTGTTCCTGCCTTGGCCCTCCAGTTCCAGCCCAATCATTGGCATAGGAATAGTAAGCTGCAGCAGGATTTTGTTTTAAGTATTCTCCTGTAGTCCAGTCATCACCTTCAGCATAGTTATAAGGATTTTCTTGTGTCATTATGTGGTAGGTACATTAAATCTTGCAAAAACTCCACCCGGTGCGGTCCTTGCCCAGTTAAGATAACTAGCGTTCTCATCAGTGCCTTCCTGTCCGTACCACTGGTCAAATAATCTTCGTAGAATATTTGAAGTTTCTCCACGCAATGCCATAGGAGTTCTACCTAAGACAGCCTGATTTACCAAGGCTGCCTGATTTTGAATAGCTTGTTGAGCAGTCGTATCACCACCTATTCCACCAAATCTATCTTGTATAGATATTTGTTCATTAGTTAAATCAGGACCACTCAACCCTAATGTAGTGCCCACATTTCCTGCACGAGTTGCCCAATCAGCGGCAGACATTCCCACTGGGTTCCATGTTGCTTGACCTGTAATGTCACCACCTAGAAACTCTGCAAATGGATTAGTTCCGGGGGCCCAATCAGATTCACTCTGTAAACCCAAGCTCCAGTATGCTAACTGTGCAGGGTCTACTCCGAATCGTGCTTGCTGTGCCATAAATGGATTAGCAAGTGCTTGAGTTTGCAGCCAATTACGATAAGTAGCTGCCATTGGTGAATATGCACTTTGCCCTATGGTTGTCATAACATTCTCCCTTTAATAAGTAAGATAGTCTCCGGTATCCCCAACATCTATTGACGGGGTGGCATACTGAGTTGTATCCCCAATCATACCAAAATAATTATTTCTGACAACATACTGTAGCCAACCTTCGTCACGGTCAGTATTAGGATTAGCTACCCATTGGTCATGAAGCCTCTTTAATATAGAGGATGTTTCATTCTGTAAAGTAACAGGAGTTTTTTGCATAATAGGTAGAGCTGCCAGTGCCTGTTGGTTCTGATCTGAATTAGGACTTGTCATCCCAAACCGTTGCTGCCATCTATATCCAGCTAATTCTTCGTTAGTATATTGTTCATTAAAATCAAAATCTTTAGTAGGGCCACCAGTTTCTAAGAAACCTACAACTTCATTAATCTTTTTTAATAAAGCATCGCCTTCTAAGGGTTTATAATCATCAAGAAAATCGCTATAAGGATTAGCATTAGGATTATCGGATAGTCCACCAAATAACCTTCCCGGCGTTGCCCCACTTGAAGTGATTGTTTGCCCTTGAATATCTCCAGCCCACGGATCATCTTCAGCTTCCTGTAATAAGAACTGAGTCCAAGCTGTCCTTCTTAAAGGATCTCCTGCTAATCCCTGCTGGGACACGAACTGATTCATAAAAGGATTGCCACCACCAAAATTCTTTCTTAGATAGTCTTGGTATATAGGCGACCAAGGAGCAGATGAATATGATCCTATACTATATCCGGGTTCTCCTCTCTCAGTCTCATCGATATCAGTTGTAGTTTCAGGAAGTTTATCCCCTCTTTCTTTTTTCCATCCGCTTATAATAGTTAGTATTTCTTCAGGAGTTTTGTTTCTTGCAGTTCTAAGCCACTCTTCAGCTTGTTTATCATTAATAGTCCCTGCCTTCCATGCCAGATATAACTGGGATTGGTCCTTATATAAGGCACGAAGATCAACGTCAGAGTCATCAGTATCGTCTTCATCTGTATCGCCAACTATTTTAGTATCTCCGTCAATAGGCCGGTATTTCTTTCTTGCATCTTCTGCGTCTTGAGTATCTTGAGTATCTTCAGATATAGGCATCGAACCAGCACCAATAGGAGTATAAGGAAGAACTGTATTTGCTACACCTTTCCAGAAATCTGCCGCTGCTGCGGCTGCTTCAGGAAGCATATGTCCAATAGCTTCTGCCCCAGATCCGGGAATGATAGTAGGAGACTCTACTACTGCATTTGGATCACCACCTTCAGGATAAATAGTAGTACCAAACGGTCCCTCTACTGTTGGAGGTTCATATGTTGTGCCCAGTACTTTTTCACCGGGACCAATAACTTTTTCTAATACATAGTCAACATATGCCTTATCATCTATATTCTCTCTTAATACTTCTTCTATTGCTTTTCTTATATTATCTTCACTAAGAGCATAATTCTTAGCGTATGCAGTAATGAGTTCGTTTATAGATCTATCCCCTTTAAATCCTCTGTCTGAATTAGGATTTAATATCTTTTCCGCAGCCTGTCTAGCTCTATGGCTCGCTACATTACTTAGTCCCGGAGTAGAAGGAGCATCGGGAATCACTTCAGGTTCAGGTGTAGTTACCTCAGGAGCAGGGCGAACTATTCCAAGAGTCTCCTCTTCACTGGGAGGAGGAGATACTGGTCGTGCTATAAACTTAGCAGCATTATTTATTTCTGTAGTGTTAGTCCCAACTGGTCCTGCAATCTGATGTATCCCACTGGAAGTTTCCTTGAAGATACCAGCATTAGTCCTCTTAAACCTTTCTATTTCCTGCTGTCTTGTAAATCCCATCTAATCCTTACAATCCTATCTGGCTTAATCTATCTTCTCCCTGTGCACCCGGCCTCGGCTGTCCGGGGGCAACATTATTAGCCGGAGGCGTGGGACTTGGAGGAGGCACTCCCATCATTGCATTAGGCATTACTCTAGGGTCAGCGGTAGGTGGACCACCACCTTGAGGTGGCCCCTGTTGTTGAGGTGCCATAGCTTGAGCCTTCATCATCTGTTTCTGTTGAAGCAAGAACATTAATTCACCGTAGTAGAACTGAGCCAGATCTCCTCTGCCTCTGTTCTCTGTAGCTGATAACAGTGACCACAATGACGCTTCAGGTAACATTCGTTCTGCCATTTGTTCCTTAATGGCATCTTCAATGGAGTCTGCATCCTGCAATCCTAGTATCTTATCTCTCACATAGTTATCAGACAGTAACGGTGTCTGTCCGTCCCTAGCCATCTGAGCCATAGACATACGAGACATGTCATCTTCTGGTAGCTGACTGGCTATAGTTATTTCAGGCATCCCTGCCATTTCCATACTGCCGGGATCAACAGTCTCGTTAAAGAATGCCCTGTTCCTGTCACGACCACTGACACTTACAGGGTCGTATGCACCAGTAATATATTGATCGCAGAGTATATTGGTAATCTGCATATAGGCATCTTCCATAGCTATGATCCTTGGTCTTAGAACGCTATCAATACCCTGTCTGAGAGTATTAATAGCAAAACCAGATAGCTGGAATTGCAAGTCTCCGTAAACAGTATGAGGTATGGCTCCTCTCTGTAGCTCTCCTGCTACCAGCCCCATGTATGCCCCTGTTTCTTTTGCGACTTCCATAAGTCCGAGAGGTGACACATCCTCCCCATTCGCCAAAGATATCTCTGCCCCAGCTTTATATGGATCTTCATCCAGCGTCTTCTGCCCATCTCTAGAAACAATCTTTATACCCTGCTTCCTAGAACGTGCCACCATTTCCATCATTACGGACATGGTGAAGTTATGCTTTTCGTATAGTTGTCTATTCCCTACATATATAGATTCACCATAGTCGGCAACTGTATCTGTAATAGCAGTCTCATCTATATTTTGAATAAGTGGTTGAGGACCAACCATACCAAGAAAGACAGGAACCCTGTCATTACCATGAGGAGTAGGTTGCTTAAGGATGGCATCCTGAGTACAAACAATATTGTGCTCATCATCATAGTAATCATAAACATCAATAGGCGTTTCATCATCCTGTTCGTCTAGGCTTATCCCATACTGTTGAAGTATTTGATCTTTTGTTTTTTGTATTCTGTAGCAAGCCCAAGCTAATCCTTCTTCACCCTCACCCCAGTAGGTATGCATAGGGTCCCAAGGAGTAATGTCAACCTGAGTTTTGTCCTTTGAGTCAATATGAAAAAGAGCACGACCAGCGTACCAGCCTCGTAGAGAGAGATACCAAGCCAGTTGCTCACGAACAGAAGGCTGTAACCTTCGTCTCAATCTTTCGTCGGCAGCCCGAAGGATGCCAATTAAAAATTTTTCTTTAGCGTCATTAATCTCACGCATCTCTCTCGGCTCTTCGATATTAGGGATGCGGATAATAAGCTCTGCTGCCGATAGCCAAGAGATTATTTTATCGGCATAGGTGCGTGGCTCGTTAGAAGTATAGGACTCGTAGCCGTCACCAGCTTCATAAGGACGCATAATATACAGGTCATAGTCGTCCTGCATCCTGTCCCTGAAAGGATATGTCGCCTCACGATGAGCTTCAACAAGGTTAACTATTTCATCAGCAGTCTTTCTTACCAATGTTTCACCCTAATCTTCTTTCGTTCACTGGAATACCCATAACCGAATTGATGGATAAGTCCGTAAATGAGTGCTTTTACCCCATGATTATACTTATCTTCAGGAGTATTACCAACTATATTTCCGTCACGATCCATTTTCCATCTATAGGCTCTGGTCTGACCGTCAAAGGGATTAGGGCCAGCACCAAATTCTGACAGTACCCCCTTGCAATGACTGTCTATTGTCAGTCGTGGGTAGCCACTTAAAGGGTTAACCTTAAGGAAACTCTTCAGTCGCTCAGTACCATCATTGATAGCTATCTTCTGTGAGGCCATGTACAGCCCCGAATTGTGAAGCCAGACCTCTGCCGGAGCTGGCATAGCCTGATGCTGGTTACCAGCGATATCAATTACACCGTACTGAACATCCTGCCACCACGGTTTAGTCATAACAATATCTATTATTTCTTCAGTGACGAGTCCGATTTCGTAGACTTCATCGAAGACCCTGACGTCATCGTTGATGATCTGTACCGCTTCCACAGCATAACCCCCAGCATAGCCGGGATCAATCCATACATGAACAGGCTCACCGGGGACGTAATCAACTTCCTTCGAGTGGATTGACGCCCTGAACTCGTTGAAGACAAGTCCTCTTGGTGGCACTGGTTTCCCTTCGATCCTTTCCATAAAGAAATCATCGCTAGAAAATGCCTCCAGTCTTTTTATTTCTTCATCTTCCCTACCGCCGGGGTACAGATGAAAGTTTGAATAGCTTGGTAAAGAGAAGCTCTGCTGATCGTCTACTCCTGACTTCCACGCTGTGTAAGTTTGTGGATACCATCCAAGAGAACTCTCGAAGGTACCTCCAAGGAAAAGCCATCCTTTTTTCGGAGCACATCTCCCAACGAGCCTGTAAAAAGTCTCCAAGTCAAGCTGGGATGCTTCACAACCAACGATACCATTGGGTGCTCGCATAGCGAGTGTTCGTGGATCTTTGGCAGACTTGGTTTCGATTCTAGTTCCATCAGCTAATATAATCCTTCCGGGGTCTACCCTCTTAGTAACTTCAGCAAGAATACCTATCTTCGCAAAGTCCTCGGTAAGATATTCAAACTCTGCCCTAGTCCTTTCATAGTCAGCAGCGACCAGCCAGTAAAGGCCCGGACTCTCATCGTGAACAAACTTCTGAATTAAAAACTTAGACGCTACCATCGACTTCCCAGCTTGCTCACCACCAGCTACAAGAATGAATCTCTTGTTTGAGTTTAAAATTAAATCCTGTTCCTCTGTCGGAGTAAATCCTACAAGGTCAAAGACTGCAGAAGATATCTGTGTCATCAGTACTTCTTCTTCTTAGTCACCTTCTGACCAGTCTTCTTAGCATACTTCTTAGCAGCAGCCTTACCCTTGCTACTATATGAGAAATGTTTCTTCCCTACCTTTGGCATATGCAACTCCTTTATATCAACATTGCACTAGTTACATTGATAGTTTATAGCTAAAACTTATTACTTTTGCACGGTTTGCACTTTTGCGTATGCTACTAACGACAGATGATGTGTCGCTAATGTCAGTAACTTTCGTAAAACTTACTGCAACACTGCAACACTATTATTCTGAATCTAATATCTTCATCCCTAATGCAATAATACCACCAGTGCATCCAGTTACTACGGCAATGTACTCGTCCCCTGACTTCAACAAGGCTACAGTTGAGACTATCCCCAGTGTAGTAATAGATAATAATATCTGTGGCTTTATCCTTCTTAGAAATTCTCCCAATTCGTTCCTCCGTTCTGGCGGTATCCCATTTGGTCTATTCAAATTATAACCTTAAGGGACTAGCCGGAGGGGAACATGAAGTCACTCGCTGAAAACCCCCGACTAGTCCGACTACTTTTTCTTCTTATGCTTCTTACCACATCCGCAACTCTTACACATACGAGACTCCTTTTACACAGTATACCCTTTATATAAAAATAATCTGTCATAGGTATCCTCCACCCAGAACGCAAAAACCTAAGACATGCCCCCCTTCTTCTCCTCCAAGATATCCTGAACTTGCTCAATCGGAGTTTTATCAGATGATTCAGTAGAATCATTAGCAGATGCAGAAGCATCTTTAGCTAATTTCCTTAACTCTGATAAAACATTCTTAGCAGTATCGTCAGATACAACTACAGTTGGACGATACTTATTCGGCAAGTTCGCATTTAACAGAGTAATCAAGAGTACTGGATTACTCTTAGCATCTTGAAGCTTGACTCTCTCCAATGCTAACTGCTCAAGGTTCTCGCAGAACTGTATATCTGCTTCCTCAATCCTGTCTGCAAATCCATAACTATTCACAGATATCCATTTCATCATTGTTCGATAGTTAACTCCAGCGTATCTAGCTGATACGCTCTTACTCCTTGTCTCTGAATAGCATTTAAGGAATTTAATCTGGTTTCTTACTCTTCGTTTTTGACTAGGACTTAGTGCTTTGTATGTATGTTCAGTAGTATTGTCTATGCGAATTTGGGCTTTGTCCTCTGGATTTTGCACTTTACTACTCCGTAGTATGATAGTTGTGGTTAGTCTTTGTCGATTTTCCAAATAGTATTAGACATCTAATACTAAGTCAATTTGAGTTTAATCTCAAAACTAATATATATATATATAACTTATATATATATTATTTAATATAATAATTATCTTCTTTAAAGATAATTAT